ATAGTTGGTAGAGGTACTTATACAGCAAGTATTGATATGAACTTTGATGAAACAGACACAGCACAAACTAATCTAGTACAAGGTGCAGAGCTTACATTTGCATTTTTACCAGAGGGTAATGCTTCTGGAGATAGAAAATTCTCTGGAACTGGTATTGTAACTGGAATGTCAGTAAGTGTGCCCCTAGATGGTGTCATTACAAGAACTGTATCAGTACAAGGCAATGGTGGTCTTACTATTGGTACTGTGTAAATGACAGATAAATTGGATTATTTTGATGGTATTAGAGACCATTTCAGTACCCTTGACACTCAAATAATTGAAGTACCAGAATGGGATTTAGTAGGTGATAAAGCGATTTATTGCAAACCTTTTAATATGCTTGAAAAACAAAAGATATTTAAAGGTGCTACTGGAACTGATTTAATAGTTTTAATAGATGTAATTATTGAAAAATCTTTGAACAAAGATGGTGATAAGATGTTTAATGCTTCACATGTTTTGGCTTTTAAAACCAAAGCTGATACAAATGTAATTGCAGATGTTGCTACTAAAATTATGGGAACAGGCAACGATAATATTGACGACAATAAAAAAAACTAAATAGCGACCCAGAATTACATAATCTTTTTGGGTTAGCTGAAAAACTACACAAGACTGTTGCCGAAATCTTGCAAATGTCAGTTCAAGAGTTTAATATGTGGATAGCATACTTTGGACTTCAAAATGATGAACGAGAAAGACAAGAACGAATTATAAAGGCGAGAAGATAGTGGCAACTAAATCAGTTAACATAGACATACTAGCCAAAGATAAGACTGCGAAAGCTATGAAGTCTGCCACAGATGGCGTAAATAGACTTAAAGGTCAAGTCCAACAATCAGTAGCAACACAACAAAAATCATTCAATGCTTTAGGTAATACAGTTAGAAATGTAATTGGTGGGGTTATTGTTTTCCAAGCATTAAGGTTCAGTAAACAGATGGTCAATATGGCTAGTTCTGTTGAAGAAATGCAGTCAAAATCTTCAGTTGTTTTTGGCAGATTTGTTTCAGATGTAAGGGGACAATTAGAAAAGTTTGGAGATGAAGTCGGAAGAAGTACATTTGAACTAGAGGAAATGGCATCTTCAATACAAGATACATTTGTGCCTATGGGATTTGCTCGAAAAGAAGCTTCAAAACTTTCAGTTCAATTAACAAAATTAGCAGTTGACGTAGCATCATTTAACAATGCTAGTGATGTTGACACTATGAGAGCCTTTCAAAGTGCTTTAGTTGGTAATCATGAAACAGTAAGAAGATTTGGGGTTGTAATTACAGAAGCAACTTTAAAACAAGAATTACTAAGAATGGGTATAACTAAGACAGCTAAAGAAGTTACAAACGCTGAAAAAGTACAAGCTAGATTAAATCTAATTATAGCAGGTACATCAGATGCTCAAGGCGATGCCGAAAGAACAAACACAAGTTTTGCTAACTCTATGAAAGCATTAAATGCTGAATTTCAAGAATTTATGGTTGAAGCAATTACACCGATGTTGCCTGCATTATCAAAAATGGTTCAATCACTTAAAGATTCAATAATACAGACAAAAGAGTTTTTAAGGTCAATAGGTCTTTTAAGTGAATTAAACACAATTATTCCTATAGTTGACCAATTAGAAAAAAATCAAGATTCACTTTCTATAGCTACTTCTAAATTGTCAAAAGAAATTGAATTGCTTGATGCAATACAAACAATGACATTTATTGAAAAAAACAAAGAAATGGTAAAAGCCAACGGCAAATTTGGTTTTTCAATAATGCAGGGCGAAAAGGCAGTCTTAAAAAGAATAGAAGCATTAAAAGTAGAAATTGAGCAAATAAATTTAAGTAAAACTGCAATTCTTATAGAATCAGATGCAAGAGTACAAGTGACTAATGCCATAAATGATGAAGCTAACGCACTTAAAAAATTAAATAAACAAAAAAAAGCAGAACTAGAAATTCCTTTACCTAAGGCTAGACCAATGCAAGTAGGAATGGGCGATTTTATGGGTTCAAGAGATATGCAAGTAACCCAATCTATGACTGGTTCAGAAACTGAATTTGGTATGGCTAAAGGAATGAGCAAAGTTGGAGATATAGATGCACTTAAAGCTGTAGCCGATGCTGAATTAATGGTTGCAGAACAAACTGGTTTAAAAAGATTAGAGATAGCTGATAAGACAGCAAGAGGTGAAAGAAATATAAGACAGAATTTCATAAACGAACAAACAGCAATATTGAAATCTGGTCAATTCCAAGATTTAAAATTGACTAACTTAACCGAGCAACAAAAGAAAGACACAATAATTGCAGGTGGTAAAGCTATTTTATCATCTATGGCACAAAATAATAAACAAGCATTTAAACTAAATAAAGCTCTTAGCATGGCTGAAGCATTTATGAATACAGCACAGGGTGTTACCAAAGCATTGTCAACTGGTAATATACCTATGGCAATATTAATTGGTGCTTTAGGTGCTGTTCAAATCGCCACTATAAGCCAACAAAAATATCAAGGTCGTAAACAAGGTGGTCGTATGAATCAAGACCAACCTTATATGGTAGGAGAAGCAGGACCCGAATTAATAGTACCGAACAAAGCATCAAATGTAGTACCTAATCATCAATTAGGTGGCATGGGTAAAGCAGTAACAGTAAACTTTAATATAAGCACAGTAGATGCTAGAGGATTTAACGAATTATTAGTTAATTCAAGAGGTACTATAGTTAATCTGATTAATAGTGCAGTAAATGAAAAGGGTAAAATGGCTATAATATGAGTGGAGCATTACCAAATACAAACTTTATTTCAGTTAATCTTTCAAGTAATCAAAAGACTTTGTTTTCTGAAACCGATAGTGGAAAAACATTTCGTAGACAAGTACAAGGTCAAAAATTTAGTTTTACAGTCCAATATCCACCTATGAAAAGGTCAGAATTTGCACCTATCATGGCATTTATAATGAAGCAAAGAGCCAGAAAAGAAAATTTTACAATAACAATGCCAAGCTATTTAAATGCATTAGGAAACGAAAGTGGAACTTTATTAGTTGATTGAGTTCATGCAGTCGCAGATACAACTATAGCTATAAATGGATTTGCAGGAGATGGTGCAGGTAGATTAAAAGCAGGTGATTTTATAAAGTTTGCACATTCTAAGGTCTATATGGTTGTAGAAGATGCAACATCATCTAGTAATGCATCAACAGTAACAATAGAGCCACCTTTAAGAGAAGCATTAGCAAATGATAGTGCTGTAACTTATGATGCAGTTCCATTTACAGTTTATTTAGTTAGTGATGTTCAAGAATTTGCAACAAGCGAAAATGATGGTGATGGTAACTTATTATTTAGTTATGAGTTTGATGTAATAGAAAGTTTGTAAATGGCTAGAGGTTTAACAAGTGCAGTCAAAACAGAACTAGCTACTGGAAATATAGAACCAGTTGTTTTAATTGATTTTGGCTTTGCAACACCAATATATTTAACAAATGCAAGTTTTGATATAACTTCTGATATTTCTGGAACATCAAGAACCTATTTATCTAATGGTCATTTGCAAAGTATAACTGGGGTTAGTGAAACAAATAAACCCTCAAAGAATAGTTTATCTATAAGTTTATCAGCAGTAGACCAAACATATGTGGCTATAGTTCTTAATGAAAATATAATAAATGATGACGTTCATATTTATAGGGGGTTCTTAGATACAAATTTAGCTTTAATATCAGACCCATTTTTATTATTTTATGGTACAATTAACAATTATAAGATTACCGATAATACAACAAGGGCAAATTTAATTCTAACAATAACATCACATTGGGGAAATTTTAGCAAAACAAGTGGTAGGACAACCACCGATAATTCCCAAAAAAGGTTTTTTAGTGCTGATAAAGGTATGGAATTTTCTGCACTCACAGTAAAAGATATTAAATGGGGTAGAGTATGAGTATACATTTATATCAAGCTGAAAAGAAAGATTTACAAACAATTTGTGATTTATTGATAAATTTTAAAGATGAAGATTTAGTTGATTTAGATTATCCAGAAGTAGACGAGCCTAAACTAAAAAACTTTATTAATGCGATATTACAAAAGGGCAAAGTAATTTTATTAAAAGATTTGGATTTAGACCAAGTTATAGGTTGTACTATTTTCCACAAAACAGAATATTGGTTTAGTAAAAGTGAATGTATTCATATTCATACAATTTATGTTAAGAAAAGTTTTAGAAATTTTAAATTAGTTACAGCTTTAGTTGATTCAATTAAAAAAGTTGCAAAAGGTTTACCCATGTATTTATCGGTAACATCTGGATTACATATAGACCCAGTATTCCAAAAACTTGGTTTTAAAAATTTAGGCTCTAATTGGAGATTAAATTAATGTGTAATCCATTTGAAGAAATAGTAAATGTTGTTGAAGATGTAGTTGATGGTGTTGTTGGTATTGTTGAAGACGTTATTGGGTGGATAATACCCATGCCAGAAATACCAGATTTTTCACAACAAAATTCTGAACAGCAAGCAAGAGGGGTTTTAGTTAATAAATTTACTGCAAATGGTCATATTCCTATTGTTTATGGGACAAGAAAAGTTGGTGGTCATGTTGTATTTTTAGAAACATCTGGAACAGATAATCAATATTTATATATGGCTATTGTATTAAGTGAGGGCGAAATAAATGATATTACCTCAATACAAATAAACGATAATACAGTTACATGGTCTGGGGATATTGCAGATAATACACAAATAACAGTTGGAAGTGGTGATGCTAATTTTTATGATGGTGCAAGTTTAATAACCTGCGAACCCCATTTTGGTTCTGATAGTCAAAGTGCATCAAGTTTATTATCCACCCTAAGTTCTTGGACAAGTAATCATAGATTAAGGGGTTTGGCATATCTTGCTATTAGATTTGAGTGGAATCAAGATAAGTTTGGCTCATTACCGAGTGTTACAGCGATAGTTCAAGGTAAAAAGGTATATAACCCTAACTTAGATGGAACTGTTACTGGTGGCTCTGGTAGCCATAGGAAAGACACAAGTTCAACTTGGGCATATTCAGATAATCCTATATTGCAATTATTAGATTATTTAAGAAACGATAGATTTGGTATGGGAATAGCTAATAGTTATTTTGATAGTAACTTTGCAGATTGGCAAACTGCTAGTGATGTATGTGATGCCAATATTACCCCTTATAGTGGTGCAAGCCAAATAGACCTAATGGATAGTCATATTGTTATTGATACCTCAAGAAAAGCTATTGATAACGTAAAAGAATTTGTGAGGGGTTCAAGGTCATATTTAAACTTTTCATCTGGTATTTATAATATATTAGTTGAAAGTACTGGTTCAGCATCAATTACATTAACAGAAGATATT